CGCTAAAACACAGACCATACAAGGAGTTACCAGTGAAGCGTCTTGCGACGGGGCTTTTTTGTGCCCTGATTTTACAGTCAGCACTTACAACCGCGGTCGAGGCCCGGCCGCGCCACCATCACCGACACCACGCATCCCATGCCCGCGTAGTCGAGCAGGAATCGCCGAGCTGGCATTCGTTCTTCCACGCCTCGAGCGACGTCGTTGGCCGCGCCCGCAACTATCTCGGCGAATCCGCCCACCAGGTCGGCGTCCGTTCGACGCTGTGGTGCTCGGCGTTCCTTCGCAAGGTCACGGGCGCCACGGACGTCGATGACCGCGCGCTGTCCTGGGAGAAGCACCAGCACATCGCCCCGCAGGTCGGCGCCGTCGTCACGATGGGCCGGCGCGGTGGCGGGCACGTCGGCGTGGTCTCCGGCTTCGATGCCAGCGGCAACCCGATCGTCATCAGCGGCAACCACAACAACCGCGTTCGCGAGGCGGTCTATCCGCGCTCCCGCATCCGCGCGTGGGTCTCACCCACCTGAAGAAATCTCGTCACGGGTCGCAAATACCGAGCGCAATCCGTGACGTGAACGCTATATCTAAATAGCGAAATCGCTAATTAGCGACCGGCAGTTACGACCCAACCCTGAACCCAAGAAAGCCCCTCAATGCCCACCCTCTCCCCCGAACTCCTCAAGCTCGTCAAAGCCTCGAAGAACAAGCACACCCGCACCGGCCGATCGGTTTCGATCGGTGAAGGCAAGACCACCATCCGCCTCCTCGCCAATCCCGACGGCTCCCAGTTCTGGTTCGATCTGGGCGTTCACTGGATCAAGACCGAGAAGAACGGCAAGCCCGTTGCTGTCGTGGGTTGCCACGACGCCGTCTACGACCAGCCCTGCCCCATCTGCACCGCGATCGCGAAGGCGACCGAGGCTGCGACCTCCGACGAGGAAATCGCCCTCATCAAGGAGTGGAAGGCCACCAAGTCCGTCATCGTCAACGCTCTCGTCCGCTCGGGCGCCAACAAGTCCGAAGAGGCGCAGATCGTCGAACTCAAGCCGACGGTTTGGGGTCAGATCATGGGCATGATCGCCGAATACGCCGATGCCGACGTTGACCTGCTCGACCTCGTCAAGGGTCAGGACTTCGTCATCGAGCGTCGCGGCCGCGGCATCGACACCAAGTATACCGTCATGCTCGCTCCGAAGTCGGAGCCGGTGAAGAAGGAGACGCTCGACCAGCTTCACGACCTGAAGGCCTGGGTCGAGGCTCAGTTCTTCCGCGGCGAAGACACCAAGGCGCTCACCGCGATCGCCCAGGTCTCCGGCATCAATGTCAGTTCGGTTGCTCGTCTCGCAGCGCCGGCCCGCTCTGCGATGCTGACCAAGCCGACCACGACCGTCGAAGACGCCGAAGTGGCGGAAGTCGCTGAAGCGCTGGTCGAAGCCGAGTCCGAGACCATCGTCGAGGAGACCCCGGCCGAGACCGACGAGGAGCGTGAACTGCGCGAGTTCCGCGAGTTCAAGGCGGCCCAGGCTGCGAAGGCCGCTGCCGGCGGTGCCGACAAGGCCAAGGCTGAAGCTGCTGCAAAGGCGAAGGCCGAAGCCGCTGCGAAGGTCAAGGCTGCCGCCGAAGCTGCTGCTGAAAAGAAGGCTGCTGCCGAGTTCGCAGCCAAGAAGAAGGCGGCTGCCGAGAGCACCGTCTCCAAGAAGGACGAGTTCAACTCGGACCTGCCGAAGGACGAGATCGACAGCCTGCTGGCTGATCTGGACTCGTAAGAGGTTCTGAGCGGTTCCCCCAGCCGCTCAGTCCGCCCGCGCCCTGGTGATGTGCCCCCAAGCGTCACCAGGGCGCTCTTTATCCTTCGGAGACTTTCTATGAGCCGCGGCCTCCTACTCATTGACGGCAGCAACATCACCCATGCTGCGAACAACGGCGGCGCCCTGCGGGTCGGCGATCTCCCCACCCAAGCGATTTTCGGCGTTCTGCGCACCCTGCGACCGATGATGTCCATCTACACGATGTTGACGCCGGTTGTTTTATGGGACGGCGCCAGTTGGCGCCACATGGCCTTCGACGAATACAAGGCGAACCGCAACAAAGTCGCGGTGAAGCCCCACGAGCTCAAGGCGGAGCAACTCCGCAAGGAATTCAAGAAGCAACTGCCCTACGTCAAGCAGGCGATCAAGCTGCTCGGCATCAAGCAGATGACCGCGATCAATTACGAGGCCGACGACCTCGCCGGCATGATCACCCAGCGGCTGGAGAAGACCGGCAAGCGCGGCGTCATGATCTCCGGCGACAAGGACTGGGTGCAGCTTCTGTCGCCGAACGTCGCCTGGATCGACCCGGTTCGTGACTATCGGCTGACGCTCAAGACCCTGCCCGCGAAGCTCGGCTGGGATCCGAACAAAAAGGACATTACCGTCGTCAAGGACGGGAAAGAGATCGAGGGATGGGTTGGAGTTCCCTCGCCGCGCGCGTGGTTGGAGATGAAGTGCCTGATGGGCGACAACTCGGACAATATCCCTGGTGTCGGCAAAATCGGGCCAAGAGGTGCGATCGATTTTGTGCATGCGTATGGATCGTTCTCGGCATTTATCAACCAGTGCGCGGACAAATCGATCGACACCGCGAAGCTGCCCAAGAACCTGCGCGACTTCTCCGAATCCGACGAGAAGCAGGAGATCTTCCGGCGTAACATGCGCCTGATGGATCTGCGCACGCTTGAGCGGCCGGCGCCGATCGCGCTGGAGACGGTGCAGGAGGAGCTCGACCCGGTCGCGTTCGAGACCTTCTGCCGCGACATGCTGTTCAATTCCATCACCAACGACCTGGAGGGCTGGCTCCAGCCCTTCATGCCGCAACCCGCTCTGAAAGCCGCCGCCTGATGTCCAAGCTTCCCCACGACCAGCAGAAAGCCATCCTCGAGGCCCATGTCGGCAAGATCGACAAGGTGCTCCAGAACGTCGTGCGCGACGCCAAGCGCATGGGCGACGTTCTCGATCAGGATGCGGCTGCGAAGCTCGCCGCCTTTCTGCATACCCGCGTCAACGACATGATCGCGGACCTTCTCAAGGGCAAGCGCTCGGTGTTCTCGCTGGACGCGCCCGTCGTTCCGGCTGGCATGGTTATTCCGGAGGCATGGCTTGTCACTCCGGGTATCGCTGTTCCGGCCGACAAGATCGCTCACGGCTCGATGACGACTGTTCTGCCGCCGGCTCAGCTTGCGCCCCGTCCGTCAGTCCCACAGCCCCAGACGGATGAGGACGACGAGCTCGCGGCGATCGCAGAGCTTGACGAACCACCCGCCCCGCCGGCCCCGAAGATCGCAGCCCTCTACGAGGTTGCGCCCGAGGTGCCTGACGCAACCAAGCCCCCGAAGGTGTGGCGCAAGCCTACCGGGCGCCTGGTCGGCACCAAAGAACCCGTCTGGGTCGCGACCGAAGAGGCGCGCGCCGCGGGCGACGAAGTCACCGAAAAACCTGACCACACCGGCTTCATCAAAGACGCCGGTTTCCTGGAAGCCGAATAGGAGAGAAAATGGCATCCGCCGCTGAAGTTGCAAAGTCCCTCGAAAAGCTGATCGGAGCGAACGACGAGTCCGCCACCGTGAAACAGTGGCTCGATCTCGCCTACCCCGAGCTCAACTACGCCCTCTCGAACAAGTGGGACGGCGGTTTCCCCGTCGGCCGCATCGTCGAGCTCGCCGGCCCCGCCTCGTCCGGCAAGACCGCGATCGCCACCTACGCCATGGCAGCCGCGCAGCGGGCCGGCGGCATCGCCTTCTTCTGCGATCACGAGCATTCCTTCGACGAGAAGCAGGGCGCAATGCTCGGTCTCGATATCAGCCGCGGCAAGTTCTTCTACAAGAAGCCGCGCACCTTCGAAGAGGCGATGACGATGACCGTCACAGTCGCCAAGCACGTCCGCGAGAACAAGCTGATCCCCGAGGATGCGCCGCTGTGCTTTGTCTACGACAGCCTGGCCTCGATGGTGCCGCAGTCCAAGCTATTCGATTCCAAGACCGGCAAGGAAAAGGAACTCGACAAGCGCTCGATGCACGACAACACGGCACTGGCGCGCGCGACCTCTGGCGCGTTCGACGCCTTCAACCTCTACGTCGAGGAGCTCGGCATCTGCGCGATCTTCCTGAACCAGATCCGCATGAAGCTGGGCGTCATGTATGGCGACCCCCGCACCACGCCCGGCGGCGAGGCTCCGAAGTTCTACGCCTCGATCCGCATCATGCTCGGCACCGCCTCCAAGATCGTCAACAAGGCGACGAAAGAGGTCATGGGCATGCAGATCAGCGCGGGCGTGATCAAGAACAAGGTCACGCGGCCGTTCCGCAAGGCCGAGTGGCGCTTTATGTTCCAGGCCGACGGCTCCGGCCGCTTCGACGTCGAGCGCTCGACCATCGACTTCCTGGTCCGCGAGAAGATCCTAAAGACCGGCGCCGGCAGCAATGCGGGCAAGGTCGATTGGAACGGCACGCTGGTCGACAAGGAGAAGCTGGCCCGCGACATCGAGAAGCGCAAGGCGTTCGGCGAGCTCACCGCGCTGCTGCCCGCAGCCTACGAGCCACAGGTGCTCGGCGCTGACGAGATGCCGGCGGAGAGCGAAGATACCCCAGAGGACGTCGCTGCCTAATGCCGCTGTTTCTGGTCAGGGTCAAACGCTGGACGCGAGTGGTCGAATACGGCGACTTCTCGATCGAGGCTACTGACCCTGACCAGGCTAAGACGATCGCCAAGTCGGCTATTGCCGAGGGCGTCAATGTCGCCTGGGACCCGCTCGACATGAAGAACCGCATGCCGGGCGTCACCCGAATAGAGGAGATCGAGATCCTTGCAACAGGAACCGAGGAC